CTTCTCATCACCGTTATATGTTTCTAAGATGATAGAAGTTTCTGTTTCTATTAGTTTATGTGTTCTTGCTCTGTAGGGTTGTGATTGACCTTGATAGTCATACCATTGCTTTGTATGTAGAACACCGTTTTCCCAATACCATAGGTAATGTACATATGCAAAACTAGCGGGTGCTAATTGTGCTTGCTTCAAATTATGCCAGTGATGTACCAGCATATTGGAAAATTGATCCATTGATCTGAATTATGTATGCTTAAAAATAAATGGAGAAGGTACAACACCCCATTTGACTTTACCACTTCCATCTACTCCTTTGTCCAAAGAAGTAAATGTTTCTGAGTCTAATGAAATTCTAGACTCAACCTTTATACCGTTATGATCTACCTGACCATCTGTCTTACCGACATATACTCCTGCTTCAGATTCAGTAAATTCTATTGTAATATTACTTTCAACAATTAAAAGTTGAAGTTTATCTTCACCAGGATATTGAGACAACCAATGAGTTCTTTCTCTATATGTTTCACCGTTCCAATGATACCACTGTTTAGATGATAAAATACCATCGTGATTTAAAAACCAATCATAATGTACGTGTGCAAACTGATTTGGTTGACACTGTGCTTGATGTAAGTTATCCCACTTATGAAGTAAACATTTTATAAAATGATTTTTGTCTATCATAGATCATTCATTGCCTCTCTCGTTAAATCTGACGCAAAGTTTGCGACATCAGTTTGTGGTGGTAGACCTCCAATACCAGATGTAGGTAAAGGTCCTTGATGGTACATTGCTGCTTTCTCTTTTTCTCGTAATGCTTCATCAACTTCTGATGCCTGTGTATTTGCTACAGGTGTGATAAGAACATTTCCATCGGGAGTTTCTACAACAAAAGGTGTACCCCTTGCTGCTAATTTTAGTGTGAAAGCAATATTCTCTATTGCTTCTTGTGATGATAATCTATTCATAAAACAAAACACCTCATATCTTCGGGCATAATTTCTTTAATAACTGATACTACCTCTGCAAATCCTTTTGCTCCATCTTCGTCCCAACTAAACCTAACTTTTTCAATATTCCCATCATCGGTCTGAAGGGAAAGTGTTCTGGTTCTAATGTTGATCCAAACATAGGTTAACCACTCATTGTGTATGTTGTATGTAGTTTCCATAAGAAAAATAAATGATTCAGCGTTAAGACAATGTAAAATCTCACCGCCTTCTGGTTCTTTCATTCTATCGTCCCATTAAAGGTACACAAGATATTGCTGTAAAACCTGTTGAGTTTTCAGCAATTTGAATTGCTTCGTTTTTGTCAGCAGCGTTGTCCACCACCCATTCCAAAGGTGAACTGGCACGAGGTCTACGAAGTCTAACGAGATAGTTGTTTTTCATAAACTAAGTATAACATCAATTTAAGAAAATGGGTAGTCCTATTATTTGAGTTGGTCCTCCTGCACACCCTACAACCATTTTTCCTGCTCCAACGTTATATCTTGCTTGTCCTACTGGAACTACGTTTACAATACCACCACCAGGTCCTGCTGCTAGTTCTCCGATAACTCCTTTTGCAGCAGTAACCACTGTCATATGTCCACCTTTTGCACCTACTACTGTATCTAACATACCACCACCTTTTGCACCTGTTTCTGCAATACGAATATGTGCTGCTGGCATTGGTGATAGACCAATACCTGTTCCACATATGGTGATATCAGGTCCTTTTATAATAGAAAGTCTACCTGTGATTGCTGGTAATGGATTCATTGTTGCAATCATAACAAAGTGTGCATTAGCAATAAATTCTGTCTTCCATTGACATTCGTTAATAATCTCACCAGAGATTGAATTCATTAATGATGCAGACTTAACTGTTGTTGCAGTAGCATTGAGATCTAAGTTGTTTACAGCATTTACTGTTGTGTTTGCTGTTTGTGTTTTCCAATCACCTTCTATTGCTAAGTCATAATCAGAGGAGTATGTTGTTGACGCTTTCTGTTGTTGTGAATTTGGATTGCCACTATCATCAGTTCCAACACCTTGTGATATATGTTCTGTTCTAGTTCCTAATACTTCAACGTTGAAGTTACCCATAACTTTAAGAGTGTAATCACCCTCAATAGTTACAGTCTTATTACCTTTAACAGCACAACAGTCATCACCACCAATAATTGCAGTATTATTACCAGGCATATTAAGATGTTGATCACCCATTGCAGTAGCAATCGTAGTCTGACCACCAGCGTGTGTAACAATAGTTTTTTCTTTTCCTTTTGTATTGTCCTGTATGACAGCAGCACCATTTAAAAATGTTGTTACCTGTGTTGCATACGAATCAATACCCTGCATCAAATCAGAGAAATAATCTCCTTTAGTTTTTGATCCAGTGTATCCACCATCAGTACCATATGTACCTGTGTTAATTTCTATTTCTTGTTGTAAATATTCTGGAACTGAAGCACACTCACTTGTACCAAACAAAGGCAACCAGAACTTTTGTTTCGGTGGCGATAAACTTCGTCCACAATCTTTATTACCAAACAGTGATGTGATAATACCGATGATGATGCTTATTAATGAACCCCAGTTAATCTTAGAGAAATCAAATGCAAAGAGTGATTTTAATGCACCAACAACTTTTCTTGCTACTCCTGCAATATTTTTAGCAACTGCGATAGCAGCACTTACCTTCTGTGCTACTCCTGCTACTTTTCCAATAGCACCTTGAATCTTTCCTATAACAGCGTTTACTGTATCGTTTACTTTATCAGCGATACCACCGATAACTTTATCTACTATGTTACTTGCGATTGAATCAGCAAATGAATCTATATTATTGATAGCACCGTTAATAGCACCTAGAATATAACTTGCTTCAAAGTTACAGAACAGTGCTGTTATCTTACTTGCAAGTGATAACAACTTACTAATGATACCAAGTGGAGCAATACTAGAGAGTGCAGATGTTACACCACCTATCAATGCAGAGATTTGTTCTGCTAGTAACTGCTTCAAAGATGACATTACACCAGTGATGGAGTTAGCAACAAACTGTTTGACTTTTGCCAAACTGGTTACTATGATGTCGTTCTTAACTTTTTTACCTGTAATGAGAGAAACGAGATTACCATCTCTACCTTGTGCTAGTGAACCACTGAGATTACCTAATTCGGTAAGCATTCTATCAAGGTCTTTATCAAACCCTTCTCCTGTAGGACCTCCAATACCATCAGCAATACCAAATGCTTCTGCTGGTATTTTTAGTGGGTTGGTAGCATAATGACCTGGTGACATTTGTTCAAGAATCGAAATGACACCACGTGATTTTTCTTCACCACCTTGTTCATCGCCAGGTGTATCTCCACCAATGACAGTAAACTGATTACCACTATGAACTGTCTCTCCTGTAATTGCTTTAGATTGAGGATTCATTTCCTCATCTGTTAGTGCTTCTTTACTATCAGCAACTACTGTAGCAGATATTTGTTCACCTGTTTCTGGATCTCCATCAGAACTCTTTGAGTCACTGAGGTTTCTCATACCGTGTATCGACCCCATAACAACAGGTAACTGTGCTTCTTCACCATCAAGGAAGAAACCAAGAACCGTAGCACCTACTTGTAACTGAGTCGAAGTACCAGTATTCTTGATACCCGCTTGGTCTGTAGGTAATAAAACAGATGACCACGGTAGTGCATCTGTTGGGATGTCATCTTTATATGCTACTTCTCCGTGACCTGTATACCAACCGACAATACGAACTTTGACCCTACCAATCTTTTGGGGATCTTTAATGGATTCGACTTCACCCACCCACCAGGTGAATCCGTCCCTACCCATTACGTCAGTTTTTCCGATTACATCAATACGTGCCACGATTAACTATAAGAAATCCATCCTGTTACTATGTATTTATCCTCTTTAGGAGCAGGAACTCCGTGATGAACGTGAGTCCAATCACACGGCCATAACAAAGTCAACCCTTTTTCAGGTTTCATTGACAGGTCTTGGTGTACCCACTGGGTTTCTCCACCCTCTTCTACATTGTTTAGATACGTCATCCAGACTAAGTGTCTAAAGGATGTAGTTTTATTTGATCCTACTCTCTCAGTATGAGGTTGAGAGAATGCTTCACCAGGTTTGTAATGTTGAATATTAAATGGTTCTATTACTTCCAAATCTGCCATCGATGCCCAAGGATACTGATCAATGTATAGTGTGATAGCACCTTGAATAGCATCAAGATATTTGACGATACGTGGATCCTTTATGAATGAGGGAACCGCCATATCTGTTGAGTTTTTAATTATAGGATCTACTCCACCAGAGTACTCACCTTTTACTTTATCTAAGTAGGTACAATCATTGTAGAATTCCATAACTCCATCAACGATGTCCTCATCTATGTGTCCTCCAGCAATGAAGGATTGTACTGCACTCATAATATAAGTTTAAGTTATTATTATTTAGTCGTCATAAACCAAACATTCTGGTTCATCTGGGTGCATATCGCAGAATAATTCTAAAGCATTAGGGTCGTGATGATCTCCTGCTTCAATCTCATCTTTGTGATGCTGTGCATAGACTTCTAACTCGTGTAACTCTTCCTTATAGTGTCTGCGTGCAGCAGGACTTGTAGTGGGGTCGTCAACGATCTTTTGATCTTTTTTGATGTGATCTTCTATTGTTTTCATATTAGTTAGGTGTTTGAACTGAGTCTTTAGATAGCTTCAAAAACGTGGTTATTCCTTCACGTGTGTAAGAATGTTCTAAACCTGTTACTAGATAGAGACCAGAATAAATTGGATCTGGTACAGTTCTATTTTCTTCTTTAGAAGAAGATGGAATCAAACATTCAATAATCATTCCTACATACAATCCTACATTACCAGGTACAGTAATGTCAAGTGTAATAGCATTTAATAGTTGCCAACGAGAGTAACTATATGCTGACGCATTAATAGTATCATAGTCCATATTACCAGCAGACCCTGTAGAATCTTTGTCATTCTTAGAATCTTTCATACCTGGTAAGGCACGAATCTTAGTACGTGTAGGATTACTATCCTCAAAGTATTTAGGCTTTATCTTAGGATAAGGAAACTGATCGTTTAAAATAGCACCCGCTTCTTTAGCAATCCCAAACACAGAATTGAGACCCATATGTAACGGTGGATTGATAGATCCAGCACTTTTACTTTCATCTTCACTAGAAGATGATGGTAAATTTCCTGATGTTAGTGCTGGTAATTTTATACCAATCACAGTATTACTATAGGCACCTGTTCTCATTTTTTCAAGATGGTTAGCCCTGTCGGGAAAGTTTATACTTTCAATCTTATATGTGTTATCTGTGCTATCACCCACGTTTGCTTGTTCGTATGTGTATACTGGGTGATTTTCTTTTGTAGGATTTTTATCAGAGCAGTGCCAATCTAATGTATGAAAATAATAACCGTGTTTGTTTTCATAAAAAGTATATCCAGCTGTCTGTGTCTCTTCACTTACGATCTTATCTTGAATGTATGATATAGCATCAAATGGTCTCCAACTGGGTGAAATAAAATTAAAGTTACCCTTAGATGGCTCAAAAGAATATGTTTTACCACTTGATTTAAGATGTTCTTTTAATATACTTTTAACGTGTGATGATCCACTATTCTCTCTGAATACTTTAAACACCTTGTTACTTTCATTGTTCATCATCTCTGGTGATACAGTGAAGAGAACATATGCTTGTGCTCTTTCAGATTTAGTTACGGCACCTATCTTAAAAATTCTTTGACTGATGTTAAGTGGTAAACCAGGTGAACAGTCACTCTCTATTTCTATCTCAATAAGTTCATTACCAGTCATACCACTGATAATATCTTTAGTATCTAATATAGCAAATTCCATTCTAAGAGAAGGAACATCAATAGATTCAAAGTATCTCCAACCAGAACATATATTACGAATATCTAGAACACTACCTTTCTCTGGTTCTATATCATCAGTCATAGTAGTATTGTCCCCATCATCTAGCATAATGAGGTTGAACTTAGTTAATTTATATCCTTTGGGTTGTGCGTCAGACATTATAAACTACTGAGTGGTGCAGATCCTTCAGCACTTCGACCAAATCTACTGAATAGGTAATCCGTAGCAGGATTACGTGGACTTTCTTGTACTATTGGCATTGATGGTGGACCATCATCAATAATTGTCTTAGAGTCAGGCAATACCATAGCATCTGCAACGATTGTTTGTATAGAATCTTTCATATTTGCACCTGATGCTTTAGATGCTGCTGTCTTTACTTTACCATATGCTGCTTGTAATAGTTTTCCAACTTCTTTAGGATCTGGGCTGACTGCTTGGAATATAGGTGCGACTGCATTGATCACTGGATGTGACATAATGACAGGTTCTACCTTGTCAGCAACACGTCCAACGAGACTCTTCATTGCTTTGAACATACCACCTGTAGAGAGCTCAGGAATATTTCCAAGATGAACAGTCCTTGCCATAGTAGGTGCTATCTGCCCACCATCACTAAATTGTGGCATCTTAAATCCCATAGATGATGCTTGTTGCATACGTGATGCAGTCAAACCAGGATTCATACGGGTGTGTGGCGTATCAAACGGGATAACAAATCCACCAGATGAACGTTTTGCAACATACTCTACACCGTGACCTATGAAATCAACCTGTGTTCCATTGAGTGATACAGGATAACCACTCATCGGACCTGATATCCATCCCCCAGCTGACATTTGTTTTACATTATCACCATCACCTGTTGGTGTAACATCAGTGCTTGGGACCATCTTGAGTAATGCTGTAATACCTTTGAATAACAGTATCAAAGGTCCGAGAACAATTTTACCCATCTGTTCTGCTATGCTCATCAACACTGGTAGATGTGGTTTTATAAACTTTGTAATGTTATCAATCACAGGTCCCATTGCCACAAACATATCCTTAAATGCTTTCATTACTGGATCAAATATCTTCTTAACAAACGCCATTATCTTACCAAATACTTCTTTTACAGTATTGAAGAAATCTTTTGCTATAGGTCCTAAAAACTTACCTACGTTTTTACCAAGGAAACCACCTAAAGCACCACCGATAGCACCACCTATGGGACCTGCTATCTGATTACCTATCATAGCTCCACCAGTTGCACCAACTCCTGCTCCGACTCCCCCACCTATCGCTGCTGACTGTCTATCTTCTTCATCTATAGATTCATCACTCATTATATCGTTATACGAAGCAACACCAGCTATTG